GACCCCGAGACCCGCACGGAGTCCGAGCACGTCGACGCCGTCTCGAAGAAGAAGGACCTCGACGTCCCGGCCGAGCAGCTATGGGAGGAGCTCGGCTACAGCCCCGAGCAGATCGCCCGGTTCCCCGCGATGCGCGCCCGGAGCTCGATCACCGGCGCGGCGGCTCTCGCCGAGCTCCGCAACCCGCAGACCCCGCGCCCGCCGGCCGTCCTCCCGCCGACTCCGCCGACGCCGGCTCCGGCCCCGAACCCGGCCGAGGTGTAGGCCGTGGCGGAGGTCGACGACCTCGCCCGGATCCAGCAGGCCCACCACGCGAGCCTCCTCGCGATCCGAGAGACCTCCGCCGGCCTCGTCGAGGACGCGTGGGACGCGTACGCCGGCCTCGACGACGTCTCGGCGCGCCGCTTCACCGATGCCGCGGCGAGAATCTCGACCGCGGCGCAGCAGCAGACCGCCGCCCTCGCCGCCGGCTACCTCGAGGCGAACGACGCCGTCCTCGGCCGAGCCTCCTCGATCGTCCCGACCCTCCCGCCGATCCGGAACGGGGCCCCGACCGAGGCCGTCTACAACCGCTCGATCGTCGAGGCGCGCCGGATCGTCGGGAACGGAGGGAACGTCGACCAGGCCCTCGCCGCCGGCCGAGCTCGTGCCACCTCGACCGCCCGGACCGACGTCATCCTCGCGAACCGAGGCGCGGTCTCCGCCGCGAAGGCCGGCCGGCCGTGGGTCGTCGGCTACCGGCGCGTCCTCACCGGGAAGAGTTGCGCGCTCTGCGCGACGGCCTCGACGCAGCGGTACAACATCGCGGACCTACAGCCGATCCACGCGTCGTGTGACTGTGACGTCGCCGAGATCTACGGGAACGCCGACCCCGGCCAAGTCATCAACCGGGAGCTCCTCGAGGACCTCAAGGCGACCGCCGCCGACGGAGGCCGGCCCGACTACTGGCGCGGCCCCTACCTCGTCGACGAGCGCGGCCGGATCACCGTCGCCCGAACCGACTACCTCCGCGGCCCCGACGGGAAGAGGCTCCTGACCGAGGCCGGGAACCCCGTCCGCGTGAAGGTCCCGGGGGATCCGGTGCGCGCCACCGTTCGCCGGCACGGGGAGCTCGGCGAGGTCCTCACCGACTCCCGGCACGCGTTCACCGCAGCCGACGAGATCGCCGACCTCGAGCTCCCCTCGATCACCGGCCGGCCGACGGCCGTCGCCGACGAGCTCGACGACGTCGCCGAGGCCGTGGCGCGCACGAGCTCGACCGTCGACGACCTCGCCCGCACGCCGGCCAACATCGCCGAGGAGGCCCTCGACGAGGCCCCGAAGCACCGGCTCAAGCCGACCGACCCCCGCTCGAATAGCGTCCAGCGCGAGGCGCTCCGCCGGAACGTCTCCCCCGAGCGCGTCGCCGCCGAACGCGACGCCGCGAAGCTCGCCCGAGCTCAGGAGCAGCGCGCCCTCCGACAGGAGCGGAAGGCGTGGACCCGGGACTCTCCGGAGGTGATCGAGGTCGCCGCCCGGAACGGAGTCGACCCCGACGACGTGATCGCCGCGCTCGAGCGGATCCCCGCCGTCCGGAAAGAGATCGCCGAGGCCGCGGCGAGAACGCAGGCCGAAGCGTTCGACACCCTCTACAGCTACAACGACGCGTGGAAGATCCAGCGACCCCCACCGCGAGGTGCCACCTACGCCGACGGGAACCCGATCCCTCGCGCCGGCTGGGACTTCCTCGAGCAGTTGGACGCGAGGGAACGCGCCCGGCTCTCGCGACAGTGGTACGACGACTCCCCGACCTACGCTCCCGACCTCCTCCAGCAGACCATCGCGAGCGCGAACCCCGGGGTCGCCGGCTCCGTCGACGAGGCCGTCGCACACTGGCTCGAGATCACCCGCAGGTACGAAGCGGCCGGCGCGCTCCGTCGAGGAAAGCTCCCGAGCGAACGCGCCTACTCCGGAGCGATCGACCCCGACAACCTCGTCGCCGACGTCCGGTACTCCGTCCGCGCCGTCCTCGGCTCCGACGACCTCAACGCGGCCGGCCACATCGCCGGCCGTGACGCCGAGGACCTCGCGCAGGACGCCTACCAGTACCTCGGCCGAGCCTCGACGAACCCGCAGCACGGCCCGAGCCCGTACCGCATGAGCTACCAGTCGTGGGAGGAGGAGGTCCGGACCCTCGAGTACGGACTCCGGGAGTACCCCTCCGAGATGCCCGCGAACGCGTGGGCCCGGTACCGGGAGCTCGTCCCCGAGTTCATCGACGAGCCCGGCCTCGAGTTCGAGGACCTCTACACTCGAATCGTGACGACCGCACGACAGGCCGGCGAGGAGGTCCCGGACTATGCCCGGATCCCGTGGCAGTAACCCGAACGGAGCGCAACCGGCGAACCTCGCCGACTGGCAGGCCCGCCGGCTCGAGGCCGTCCGAGGTCGGCCGGCGCGCGCCGTGAGCTACGACGACGAGCTCCCGATCGACCTCCTCGCCGATCCCGAGGAGACCCGCCGGATCCTCGACCGGCTCCGCTCCTCCGAGTAGATACCCGCGCACGAGCTCGGCCCGCGCGTATCCTCTGCCACGAGGGAGCCGACAGGGAGCCCACGAGAAGCGGAGGACGAAGCCGACATGGCGACGGACACCACGACCAGCGAAGAGACCGAGACCGAAGAGACCGAGACCGGCGGAACCGACAAGGGATCCGGCGGATCGAGCTCGAAGGAAACCACCTCCGGCGACGACGACCTCGACGCCGAGAAGTGGAAGGCCCTCGCCCGGAAGCACGAGAAGCAGTCAGGGAAGCTCCAGGCCGAGCTCGACAGGATCAAGGCCGAGAGCATGACCGAGACGGAGAAGGCGATCGAGAAGGCGAAGGCCGAAGGCCGCGAGGAAGCTCGCGCCGAGGCGCTCGCCGAGATGATCGGCCTCGCCGTCGAGACCGCCGCCGGCGAGAAGCTCGCCGACCCGTCGTTCGCTCGACTCCTCACCGAGGAGGACCGCGAAGGGTTCGTGACGAAGGACGGGAAGGTCGACCGGAAGGCGATCGCCGCGGCTCTCGACGATCTGGTCAAGCGACACCCGAACCTCGCGAAGAGCGGGAAGGCGGGATCGCTCCCCGGTGGCGGCAAGAAGCCCGCGACCGGGTTCAGCATGAACGACGAGATCCGTCGGCTCGCCGGCCGTCGGTAGTCCCAACCCTCCGAGGAGGCCCCCGAAATGCCCACCTACTCCGACATCGTGGACCGCGGCGACGCGACTCCCCTCATCCCCGAGGACGCAGCCCGAGAGATCCTCGGCTCGGCCTCCGAGCAGAGCTCGGTCCTCCAGTTGGCCCGCCGGCTCCCGGACATGGCCCGCAACCAGCGCCGGCTCCCCGTGTGGAGCTCGCTCCCGCACGCCTACTTCGTCGACGGGGATACCGGGCTGAAGCAGACGACCGACGCCCGGTGGAAGAACGTCTACGTCAACGCCGAGGAGCTCGCGGTGATCGTCGTCATCCCGGACAACGTCCTGGACGACGCCGACTACGACCTGTGGGCCGAGATGCGGCCCGGGATCGTCGAGGCGTTCGGCCTCGCCGTCGACCAGGCGATCCTCTACGGGATCAACGCGCCGGCCCTCTGGCCCGAAGGCGTGGTCGAGGTCGCCGAGCAGGCCGGCCACGTCCTCGAGCTCGGCACGAACGGAGACCTCTACGACGACATCCTCGGCGAGGGAGGGACCCTCTCGTTCGTCGAGGAGGACGGCTACATGGTCTCCGGCCACATTGCGTCGCTCACGATGCGCGCCAAGATGCGCGGCCTCCGGGACCAGGACGGCCAGCCCGTGTTCCGCGCCGGCAAGCAGGCGACGGAGGGAGGTCGCTCGACCTACGAGCTCGACGGGGAGCCGGTGCAGTTCCCGAAGAACGGCGCGATCGACCCCGCTCGCTCGCTCCTGATCTCCGGCGACTGGTCGCAGTTGGTCTACGCGATCCGGAAGGACATCACGTACAGCGTTCACACCGACGGAGTCCTCACCGACTCCGAGGGGAACGTCCTGCTCAACCTCATGCAGCAGGACGCGACGGCGCTCCGGTGCGTGTTCCGGCTCGGCTGGGCCCTGCCGAACCCCGTCAACCGCGTGAACGAGGACGAGGACACGCGCTACCCGTTCGCCGTCCTCGAGCCGGCCAACGCGTCCTGAGCGATGACGAGCGGGTCGACCGTTCTCCTCGTCCCGGTTCTCCGCCGGCCGAGGAACGTCGACCCGCTCGTTCGCTCCGTCAGAGAGAACACCCCGGAGCCCCACCGGCTCCTCTTCCTCGTCACCGCCGGCGACTCCGAGGAGATCGCCGCGATCGAGGAGGCCGGCGCGGAGTACCTCGAGACCCCGCCGGCCCCTCGAGGTGACTACGCCCGCAAGATCAACGCCGGGTACCGCGCCACCTCGGAGCCCTTCCTCTTCCTCGGAGCCGACGACCTCCGGTTCCATCCCGGATGGCTCTCCGCCGCCCTCGCCCTCTTCGAGGATCCGGCGATCGGAGTCGTCGGAACGCAGGACCTCGCGCCGACCGAGCGCGCCCGGACCGGCCAGCACGCGACGCACTCCGTCGTCCGGCGGAGCTACGTCGACGAGCTCGGCACGATCGACCGCCGCGGCGAGGTCCTCCACCCCGGCTACTGGCACGAGTACGTCGACGACGAGCTCGTCGCCACGGCCCGAGCTCGTGGAGCGTTCGCGTTCGCGTTCGACTCCGTCGTCGAGCACCTTCACCCCTCGTGGGGGAAGGCCCCGACCGACGAGCTCTACGCGCAGCAGCGCCGGCGCATGAGTCACGGCCGCGCCCTCTTCGCTCGCCGGCGGAGGCTATGGACGTCGCGGTGATCGTCGCGACGTTCGGCGAGCTCCGGTGGGCCGAGCTCGCGCAACGTCGAGCGAAGGTCTCCGCCGAGCTCGAGGAGCCGGCCGACCTCGTCGTGTTCCACGGAGGGAGCTCGATCGCCGAGGCCCGGAACACCGCAGCCGCGATGACCTCGACGGAGTGGCTCTGTTTCCTCGACGCCGACGACGAGCTCGAGCCCGGCTACCTCCGAGCGATGGCCGCGCGCCAGCTGGACCGAGGTCTCCTCGCGCCGGCGATCCGGGAGGTCGTCGAGGGGATCCCGGGCCCGGCCCGCGTCCTCGACGATCGGAACATGGCGACCCTGAACCCGTGTGTCGTCGGGACTCTGATCCGGCGGGAGATCTTCGACCTCGCCGGCGGATTCTGGACCGAGCGCGCGTGGGAGGACTGGTCCCTCTTCCGGCGAGCCTGGCTCCTCGGCGAGGAGGTCCACCACGTCGCCGACGCGGTCTACCGTGTTCACGTCAACCCGTCCGGCCGGAACGGGACCGTCCTCCGGCCCCGACAGCTACACCGGGACATCGTCCGGAGTCACGCCCTCTGGAAGAGAGACCGGCAGAGGAGACCCCGATGACGATCGCCCTACTCGTGATGACCGACGGCCGGCGGGAATGTATCGAGAGGACCGTCCCCTCGGCCCTCTCCGAGCTCGTCGGCCCGATCTCGGAGATCTGGATCCACGACGACTCCGGCGACCCCGACTACCGACAGTGGCTCCGCCGGTTCGGAGGGACCGTGATCGGACCGCCAGCCGGCCGGAGTGGGTTCGGAGGAGCGATCCGGTCCGCGTGGGCCCACCTCCGGGAGCACTCCTCCGCCCGGTTCGTGTTCCACCTCGAGGACGACTTCGTGTTCCGCCGTCGCGTCGACCTCGTCGACATGATGGCCGTCCTCCTCGCCCACCCCGAGCTCGTCCAGCTTGCCCTCCGCCGGCAACCGTGGAACGACGCCGAGCGCGCCGCCGGCGGGATCGTCGAGCAGCACCCCGACGCCTACGCCGACCGGATCGACGAGCACGGCCGAGCATGGCTCGAGCACCGGCAGTTCTTCACCACGAACCCGAGCCTCTACCGGATGGCGCTCGTCCTCGATCACGAGTGGCCCGACGGAGCTCAGTCCGAGGGACGGTTCTCCCACGAGCTCCTCGCCGACGACCGGATCCGGTTCGGGTTCTACGGAGCCCGGGACTCCGGAGAGTGGGTCGAGCACATCGGCCACCAGCGCGCCGGGACCGGCTACTGATGACCGTCGTCGCCGTGACGATGGTCCGAGACGAGGAGGACGTGATCGGCTCGACCGTCCGGCACATGCTCGGCGAGGTCGACGCCGTGATCGTCGCCGACAACCTCTCGACCGACCGGACCCGCGAGATCCTCGACGACCTCGCCCTCGACGACGACCGGCTCGAGATCGTCGCCGACCTCGACCCCGCGTACGAGCAGTCCCGGAAGATGACCGCGCTCGCCCACCTCGCCGCCGAGGAGTTCGGCGCGACGTGGATCGTCCCGTTCGACGCCGACGAGTGGTGGTACACCCCGCACGCCGACCGGATCGCCGACGTCCTCGCCGCAGTCCCCGCCCGGTGGCACGTCACGCCGGCCGAGCTCTTCGATCACGTCGCGACCGGCCTCGACCCCGACGAGCCGGATCCCGTCCGGCGGATCGGATGGCGGAGGCGCACGCCGGCCCCGCTCCCGAAGGTCGCCGCCCGCTACCGACCCGACCTCGTGATCGAGCAGGGGAACCACGGAGCGCACTACGAGGAGTTCACGCCGGCCCCGTTCGACCCCGTCCTCGTCGTCCGGCACTACCCCTACCGCTCCCTCGAGCAGTTCGTCCGGAAGGTCCGGAACGGCTCCGCCGCGTACCGCGCCGCCGGCGACCGGCAGGCCCCGGCGCACGGCGCACACTGGCGACAGTGGGGAGAGCTCCTCGACCAGCACGGCCCCGAGGCCCTCGAGGAGATCTTCCGCCGGTGGTACTGGCGCGCCGACCCTCGCGAGCCCGTGAAGATCGAGGGAGAGCGACAGCCCGCCCTCCTCTTCGATCCTCCTCCCGGGGTCCTCGGATGACGTCGAAAAACCGGAAGCGCGTCCCCTCCGCCGGAGTGGTGATCCCGACGAGAGCCGGCGACGAGTGGCGCGCCCGGGCCATCGCGTTCGTCCTCGAGTGGTACGCCGACAAGCACCCCGAGCTCCCCGTGGTCCTCGGCGAGCTCGACGAGGCCGAGGAGTGGTCGAAGGGAGCGGCCGTCGCCGCCGGGATCGAGGAGCTCGGCCCCGTCGACGTCCTGGTGCTCGCCGACGCCGACTCGTTCGTCACCGACCCCCGAGTCCTCGTCGAGGCCGTCGAGCTCGTGCGCGCCGGCCGGCGCTCGTGGGTCGTCCCCCACCGCACCGTCTACCGGCTCCGAGACCGCGAGACCGAGCGGCTCTACGCCGACCCGACCCGCCGGCCCCGGATGAACGTCGTCGCCCGGACCCCGTACATCGGCCCCGCCGGCGGAGGGATCACCGTCGTCTCCCGTGAAGCGTTCGAGCTCGTCGGAGGGATCGACCGCCGGTTCCTCGGATGGGGAGGCGAGGACGTCGCGTTCGGCTGGGCCCTCGAGACCCTCTCCGGCCCCGCGCACCGTCTCGCCGGCCGGCTCTGCCACCTCTGGCACCCGCACCCCGCGCCGAACCTCCGCGGGTCCCCGGCCTCCGAGGAGCTCGTCGCCCGCTACCGGGAGGCCCGCGGCTACCCCCGCCGGATGGCCGCGATCACCGCCGGCGAGGAGTGGGAACCTCTGCCCGAGCTCCCGGAGCCGGTACGGTTCCGGATGACAGCGAACCGACGGACGCTCCGGCTCTTCGGCTCCGACCTCGTGATCCGGTTCCGAGACGGGATCTACGAGACCTCGGACCCCGACGAGGTCGAGGCGCTCCGACGGCACACGATCGTTCGAGAGGAGCGCAGACGATGACCTTCGCGACACCGCAGGACCTCCGGACCTTCCTCACCGGCCAGACCCTCGACGAGGACACCGACGCCGAGTGGATCGCCCAGGCCGAGCTCCTCCTCGAGCTCGTCTCCGCCGACATTCAGGCCGCGGCCCGGAACCGGATCGTCGCCGGCTCCGAGACCGCGAAGCTCGCCGGCACATGGTCCCGAGATCTCCTCCTCCCGCGCCGGCCCGTCGTCGCCGTGACCTCCGTCGAGCTCAACGGCTACGCGATCGCCGACGGCCTCTACGAGTGGAACGAGAGGAGCCTGATCCGCTCCGGCCGGTTCGGAGTGGTGAACGCCGTCGAGCACCTCACGGTCGGGGACGGAGCACATTGGGGAGGCCCGAGCTCGACCGTCACCGTCGCCTACAGCTACGGATACTCCGCCGAGACCGTGCCCCTCATCGTGAAGAGCCTCGCCCTCCGGATCGCCGCCCGCACGATCGACAATCCCGGCAGCGGGATCTCCCAGGAGTCCCTCGGCCCGTACTCCGTCAGCTACCGGAACACCCTCGACGCCGGCGGCTCGCACGTCTCCGAGTCCGAGGCGCGCATGCTCCGCCGCCGGTTCTCGACGACCGCCGGAACGATCACCGCCGGGAGCCTCTGACATGCGGCCCGACCGGCTCTTCCCCTCGACCGTCACCGTCCACCGCGTCACGCAGGACGGCCCGCCCGACGAGATGGGAGACCCGACCGAGGAGGTCGTCTCGACCACCTACGCCCGCGCCGGCTCCGTGTGGCAGGTCCAGCGCAGCGACGACACCGGGAACACCGACGTCCAGTACGAGGAATGGAAAGGCGCGCTCCGCCGAGATCTCGCCGGCCTCGTCGACGGGACCGACCGGATCGAAGTCGAGGGGATCACGTTCGAGCTCGAGGGGCCCCCGTGGCCGGCGCGCAACCCGCGGACCGGCCGGATCGAGCTCGTCGAGGTGACGCTGCGGAGGACGCGGTGAGCGCGCCGAGCTCGTTCAAGTTCGAGCCCGATCGGAAGGGGATCGAGAAGGTCCTCGAGGGGCCCGGGGTCGCGAAGGCGCTCACCGACGCCGCCGTCCAGGTGCGCGAACGGATCCAGCGGTACGCGCCGCGCGGGTTCATGGGGTACTGGCGCTCCGTCCGGTACGTTCCGGCAAAGCCCGGACCCGACGGCCTCGAGGCCGCGGCCGGAGTCGACTCCCCGGTCTGGCACCTCCCCGAGTACGGAACCGCGAGCTACCCCGCCCGCTCCCCGATCCGCAAGGGAGCCCGCGACGTCCTCGCCGACTTCAAGGAGGGGAGCTCGTGACCGACCCGCTCGTGATCCTGCCGAACATGGAGGCCGTTCTCTCGCAGTTCTACCGCGACCAGCCCGAGATCCAGGACCTCATCGGCGACCGTGTGTGGACCTCGATCCCGAAGGGAGCCGGCGGAGACCCGATGATCCGCGTAACCCTCCTCGGCGACGAGAAGGTCACGAGCCGGCCCCTCTGGATCGCCCGGTTCCAGATCCAGACCGACGCGTGGGGAGGATCGAAGGCGCAGGCGCACGAGCTCGCCCGGCTCGCCGAAGGACTCCTCCACGCCCGGGCCCTCGGCATCCAGGACACGGCCGTGATCGTCGGAGTCGACGGAGGCCCGATGATCGACCTCCCGGACGAGAGCTACGAACCGGCCCGGCCCCGGTTCCTCTTCACCTCCACCATTACCGCGCACCCGCTCGATACAGTCGCGAGCTAGCGGCCGGAGACGCCCTCCGGTCCGACAAGCGAACGGAGGCTGCCCCTCATGTCCAACACCCCCGCCGAGATCCTGATCGCCGGTACCGGCACGATCTACACCGCGCCCGAGGGGACCGAGCTCCCTCAGTTCCTCTCCGAGGCGCTCGACCCCGCGTTCGTCCCGACCGGGTACATCACCGAGGACGGCGCGAAGTTCACCGACGCGAAGTCCGTCGACGAGGTCCGAGCCTGGCAGGCGTTCTACCCCGTCCGGAAGTTCGTCACCGGCCGGACCGGCTCCCTCGAGTTCACCCTCATGCAGTGGAACGAGGAGAACCTGGTCCTCGCCTACGGAGGCGGAGGGATCATCGAACCGCAGCCCGGCGAGTACCGGTACGAGCCCCCGGAGCCCGACGAGGTGAACGTCCGCGCCGTCGTCCTCGACATGAGCGACGGAGTCCGGAACTTCCGGTTCTGTGCAGGCCGGACCTACGTCACGAACGACGTCGAGAGCACGTTCGCGAAGAGCGGCCCCGGCCTCCTCCCGATCACGCTCGAGATCCTCGACGACGCCGCGAACGTCAAGCCCTGGCGCTACGACAGCGACGACGCCGCGTTCGCCCCGGCCGCGTCGTGAGCAACGTCACGAGGATTCGAGTCGACATCGCCGGCCAGTCCCGCGAGGTCGTCGTCGGAGCGTTCGCGCAGATCGCCGCGAAGAGGCGCTACGGGATGGACGCGCTCCGGGACGGAGATCCCGAGCCCGTCCTCTACGGAGTGTGGATCGAGCTCGACGGCCCTCGCCCGCCGGCGGAGCGATCGATCGACATCGAGGACCCGAAGCACCCGTTCAACGCGTGGCTGGCCTCCGTCGAGGGATTCGAGCTCGTCCAGACCGAGGGAGACCCCGATGACGAGGACCCTACGCCGGCGGAGTCGAGCGGCTCGTCGCTCGTCTCTCCGCCGACCTCGGAGTAGATCCGGCCGGCCTCCTCAGTGTCCCCGGCGAGGTGCTCGCCGAGATGCAGCGCGCGCACTCTCGCCGGTGGACACACTCCGAGGAGCTCCTCGCCCTGATCCTCGAGCGGCTCGACGCGCTCTACAACCTGACCGAGTACGTCAACACGAAGCCCGACCGGCGGAGCTCGAAGCTACCGAAGCCCCTCCGGTACCCGCGCCCGGGCCCGAAGCCGAAGCCGAGGTACTCGACGCCCGACGAGGTGCGCGCGTTCTTCGCCCGATGATCGAGGAGGTCCCCGAGTGGCACTAGGACTAGGAGGCGGAGGCGGGACCGTCGGGACCGGCTACGTCAAGATCAAGCCCGACGCGGCCGGGTTCGGCGAGGACCTCGAGCGCGAGGTCGGCGCGGAGGCGAACAGCCGCGCCGGCGGGATGGGCGCGAAGGCCTCGATGGCGTTCCGGGGAGCGTTCCTCGCCGGCGCGGCCACGATCGGGAAGAGCCTCTTCGACTTCGCCGGGTTCGACGCAGGCATGCGGGAAGTGTTCACCCTCATGCCGGACATCACCGCGCCGGCAATGGACGAGATGACCGCGCAGGTCAAGGCGTTCGCCGGCGAGTTCGGGGTCCTCCCCGACGAGGTGATCCCCTCGCTCTACAACAGCATCAGCGCAGGCGTTCCGCCCGACAACGTGTTCGAGTTCCTCGAGACGGCGCAGATGCTCGCGAAGGGAGGCGCGACCGACCTCGCGACCGCCGTCGACGGCCTCTCCTCCGTCGTGAACGCCTACGGCGCGGACACGATCACCGCGACGCAGGCGAGCGACGCCCTCTTCACCGCGGTGAAGCTCGGCAAGACCACGGTCGACGAGATGTCCGCGAGTCTCTTCCAGGTCGCCCCGATCGCGAGCTCGTTCGGAGTCTCGTTCGAGGAGGTCTCGGCGACGATCGCCACCCTCACCGCGCAAGGCACCCCGACGGCCGTCGCGGCGACGCAGATCAAGGGAGCGATCTCCGAGCTCGGCAAGGAAGGAACGAAGGCCTCGCAGACCTTCGCCGAGCTCTCCGGCCAGACCTTCGCGCAGTTCACCGCGTCCGGCGGGACGATGACCGAGGCGCTCACGATGATGCAGCTAGCCGCGGAGGAGAACGGGACGAGCATCGTCGATATGTTCGGCTCGATCGAGGCCGGCCAGGCCGCGCTCGGCATCGTGAAGGACCTCGACAAGACCAACGCGAACCTGACCGCGCTCGGCGAGTCGGCCGGCGCGACCGAGGTCGCGTTCGAGACGATGAACGAAGGCCTCGCCGCGACGATGGCCCGGCTCAAGGCCCGGTTCTCCGTCCTCCTGATCGACCTCGGCGAGAGCCTCGCCCCGACGTTCGAGACGATCGGCGAGGCCGTCGCCGGCCTCCTCGAAGTGTTCATGGCGATGCCCGCGCCCCTCCGGACGATGATCGTCGTCGGAGGGACCCTCCTCGCCGGCCTCGCCGCGTTCGCCGGCCCCATCCTGAAGGCGATCCAGCTATTCAAGATGTTGGGGTCGACGATGACCCTCCTCGCCGCGAACCCGTGGGTCCTCGCCGCCCTGGCGCTCGTCGCCGTCACCGTCCTGATCATCAAGAACTGGGACAAGGTCAAAGCAGCGCTCGAGGCCGTGTGGGGATGGATCCAGGACGCCGCCGGCGCTCTCGCCGATTGGTTCGTCGGACTGTGGGAGGACGTCACGGGAGCAGTCACCGCCGCGTGGAACGGGATCACCGGAGCGATCTCGTCGGCCGTCTCTGCCATCGGAGACGTGATCTCCGCCGGGTTCGAGCTCGTGCGCGGAGCGTTCGAGCTCTACCTGGGGATCTACCGGACCCTCTTCGAGACCGCGTGGAACGTCCTCCGGACGATCGTCGAGACCGCGTGGAACGTGATCCGGACCGTCGTCGAGACCGCGATGACCGCGGTCCGAACCGCGATCGAGGTCGGATGGGCCGCGATCTCGACCGTCGTCACAACGGCCGTCGGCACCGTCCGGACCATCGTCGAGGGAGCATGGAACGCGCTCGTCTCCGTCACCTCGACCGCGTGGAACGGGATCAAGAGCACGATCGAGACGATCGGCGGAGGAGTGGTCTCGTTCGTGACCGGGATCCCGAACGCGATCACCTCCGCGTTCTCCGGTCTCGCGTCTCTGATCTCGACCCCGTTCACCGTCGCGTTCGGCGCTATCAAGACCGCGTGGAACAGCACCGTCGGAGGGTTCGGATTCACCGCCCCGTCGTGGATCCCCGGCCTCGGAGGAAAGGGATTCACTATCCCGAGCATGGCAACCGGCGGAGTCGCGTCGGACCCCATGCTCGCGATGATCGGCGACGCCGGCCCCCGAGACCCCGAGGTCGTCTCCCCGGTCTCGCTCCTCCGGGAGACGATCGCCGACGCCCTCGCCGACGCCGGCGGGAGCTCGGCCGGCGGAGGTCTCGTGATCCAGGGACCCCTGATCGGCCACGCCGAGCTCCGGGACCAGCGCGACGCCGTCGAGCTCTCCCGCGAGCTCTACCGGGAGATCGAACGCCGGCAGAGAGCGGCCGGCACCCGCACGTCGACAGTAGGGGCCCTCGCATGACCACGTTCACGTTCGCCGGCACGAGCTCGACCACGATCCCCGAGATCGAGGTCCTCCGAGTCCGACGCCCGCTCGTCGCCCGCCGGCGAGACGACTACGTCGAGGTCTCCGGGAGGCCCGGGTTCTGGCTCTTCGAGGAGGAGCCCGGAGCCCGCCGGATCACCCTCGAGCTACAGATCCTCGGCGACTCGTTCGAGGCGCGCCGCGCCGCAGTGATCGCCCTCGCCGACCTCCTCGACCAGCCCGGGATCTCGAAGCTCGTCGTCGACGACGAGCCGGACCGGTTCCACCGATGCCGACTCGCGTCAGATCCCGACCCCGAGGAGTGGCTCTCCCACACCGGAGCGTTCTCCGTCGACCTCGTCGCGCAGCCCTACAGCGAAGCCGAGACGATCTCCGACGAGACGTTCACGATCACGAGCTCGACGCCGGCCACGTTCGAGGCCCCCGACAAGGTTGAGGGACTCCCGATCGTCACCGTCCGCGCCAACGGAGGAACGATCACCGGGTTCTCCCTCACCGTGAACGGAGAGACCCTCACCTACGGGGACACCCTCTCCGCCGGCCAGACCGTCACGATCTCGACCCTCGCCTACGTCGTCACCGACGGAGCTCCGTCGAGCATCGCCGACGCCCTCGAGGGGATCTTCAACCCCGCCGCGCTCGACATGGCCTCAGTCTCCGGCGACTTCCCCTACGTCGTCCCCGGGACGAATAGCGTCGCCCTCGTGCGCGCCGGCGGCTCGTCGACCTCGGCGACCGTCGAGATCTCGTGGCGACGGAGGAGCCGGTAGCCGATGCCGCGCCGCCCCGAGCTCGTGTGGCTCTACTCCCTCGCCGGCGCGAAGGTCGTCCCGCTCCACGACCTCGCCGACCTCACGGTCGAGGACCGGCTCGGCGACCTCGAGTACCTCGCGTTCGAGATCCGAGCTCAGGACCCGAAGGCCGGCTACCTGATCGCCGACCAGCTATGCACCTACGCCGGCCGCGTGTACCGCGTCGCCGAGATCGTCCAGCAGCGCCGCGGCCCCCGGACCATGATCGAGGTCTACGCCGAGGCCCGGTGGATGGACCTCGGCAAGCGCAAGCGCGCCGGAGTGTTCTCCGTCCTCGCCCGGACCCCCACCCAGGGATTGACGCAGATCCTCACCGGCACCGGATGGACCGTCGGAGACGTTCCGGCGAACCCCGAGCTCTACTCGATCGAGGACATCGACCCGACGGCGCTCTCCCTCATCCGCCGGTGGGCCGCGGTCACCGGCTACGAGGTCGAGTTCGACACCGTCGCCCGGACCGTCTCCCTCGTGACGCAGATCGGCGAGGACCGCGGGATCGGGTTCCGGTGGGGACAGAACCTCCTCACCGTCGAGCGACGCTACGAACCGCCGAAGGCGACCCGGCTGTACGCCTACGGAGCGAACAACCTCACGATCGAGGCCAACAACCCGAGCGGCCTCCAATACATCGAAGATTTCTCGTGGTACACCTCGCAGGGACTCACGATCGAGCAGGCCCGCGAGCTCTTCCGGAAAGATGAGACGTGGGTCGACGAGCGGTACCTCCTCGGCCTCAACCTCTACGACGCCGCCGTTCGCCGGCTCGCCGCCCTCGCGATCCCGACCGTCTCCTACGAGGTCTCGGTCGCCGACCTCGCCGAGCTCACGAGCTCGCCGGCCGACGACGTCGAGATCGGCGACCTCGTCCGAGTCCGAGACCAGGGATTCAACCTCGACCTATCGACCCGCGTCGTCCGGCTCGTCCGGAAGCCCCTCGACCCGCAGCGGAACCGCGTCGAGCTCGACTTCCTCCAGCCCGGCCTCCTCGACGGAGACCGCTCCGACTCGACCCGCTCGATCGACTACGGAGCCCTGACCGTCCTCGTCGACCAGAACGTCGAGGAGCTCACCGTCACGAGCTCCGTCACGACGTGGGGATCGATCGCCGTCACCGTCGCCGGCCAGTCGACGTTCATCGCCGGCGGAACCTTCCGAGGGACCTCCGACGGGACCGGGACCGTCCGGTTCGGTCTGTACCTCGACGGAGCTCCCGTCGGAGCCGAGTACGACTTCGCGTTCACCTCGGCGCAGCAGGTCGAGTTCTCGTGGCCCACGATGGAGACCGGCCTCGTCGAGGGGAGCTACGTCGTCGAGTGGCGCGCCCGAGTGACCTCCGGAAGCGGGACGATCGTCGTCGCCGCCGAGGAGGCCCGAGCCTGGCTCCTCGCTCGAGGCGCGGTCGGAGTCGGAGTGAACCTCTCGCCGAACACTCTCGTCGCCGAGGTCGTCGACCTCATCGAGGACGCCGCCTACTCCGTCCCCACCGAGACCTACACCGTCGCCGTTACCGACATCGGCCCGCCGCCGGGCGGAGACCCCGACCTCGAGCTCACGTTCTCCGACACCGTCGCCGACGTCGCCGAGCTCGACTACGAGACCCCGACCGAGGTCTACTCGATCGACAGCCCGACCCCGCCCGGGGTCTCCGTCCTCGCGGTCTCTCCGGAGAACTACGGAGCCGGCGACTCGATCACGACGATCTCCGTCGACGTCCCCCTCGAGTCCGCTCTCGACGACGGGATCTTCGTCGGCCTCATGCAGCAGGCCGGAGACTCCGCCGTCACCGCGCCGGCCGGGATGACCCGCGTCGCTCAGGTCAAGAGCCCCGGGGTCGACCACTGGACCGAGATCTGGCAGATCGACGACGACGGCACCTACGCCGGGACCACCCTCACGTTCACGACCTCCGCCGCCGGCCGGCTCGGCATCGTGTGCGCGGTCCTCCGCTCCGACACTGGCGCGATGGCGATCGAGGACACCGACACGACGTCCGGGAGCACGTCGACCGAGGCGATCCCGACCTCGACGACGACCGACGACGACCGGCTCCTCCTCGTGTTCGTCTCGTGTTTCTACGCGAACACCTCCCCGACCATCACGAGCTACAACGCTCCGACCGGATGGACCCGCTACACCGAGCAGAACGTCGCCGACAACCGGCTGATCCTCTCCGCCGTCAAGATCGACGCCGCGACCGTCTCCGGCCAATCCTGCACCCACGGAGGAAGCACCCACGCCTACGGCTCGATCGCCCTCGCGGTCGGCCCCGTCTGATAGGAGAACCGCATGCCCGCCGACACCGTCGACACGATCCCCGCCCCACCGAAGCCGACCGGCCGGTACGTCGTCGAGCTCTTCGACGCCGACTCCGGCGAGCTCGTCGACCGCGTCGAGTCGGAGAACTACATCACCCCTCTCTGGCAGAAGTACCTCGCCGGTCTCCAATACTCGAACCCGTGGTGGGCCCCGTGGCTCGCGGACACCTCGATCCTGTACCGGACCGACGTCAGCCTCGGCAGCGCGGCGAACCCTCTCAGCGCAGCCGGTGGCCCGTGGTACGGGCGGCTCTGGAACCCGCAGAGTGTGAGCCCGCTCCCGCAGGACTCGCTGATCATCACCGACGACGACACCGCCGAGGACCCGACGGACCACTGGATCCGAGGCCGTGTGATCGCGTGGGCGACCCGCTGGAAGTCGACGGTCTCCGCCGCCGGCAAGCGCGGCCAGATCAACGAGGCCGAGTCCGCGTTCTCGAACAACGGCCGAACCCACAAGACCGTGTGGGACTTCACGACGCAGCAGGGAAACGGCACGTTCCAGACCCTCGGAATCGGCGCGGTCAACGCGTACGGGAACCCCGCGAACCCGACGACGTGGCTCGCCCACGGCCCCCACTCGATCATCCTCGACGACTCCACTCCCGCGGTCTACGCCGCCGTCGCGTCGCCGATGATGTCGACCCCGTGCATCGCGAACGGCCGGATGTATTGGGTCACGCATAACACCAACTCGCAGACGGCCGACGCGTTCGTCTACTCCCTCGACCCCGACGACGTGTTCGGCGCGACCGCTCTCACGAACGACCCGACAACCCTCGACGCCCGAGGCCTCCCCCCCGCGTCCGAGTGTGACACCGGTCTGAACTTTACGGGCTTTCCGAGCTCGAACAACTCCACGGCCTCGCCGGTCGCCGCGTCGAGGATGGCGCTCTGCAAGCTCGGCGACGCCGGCGACTTCGTCGTCGCCTACACCGGATGGAACAGCGGCTCGAGCACCGCGACGAGCGGCCGAACCGTCCGGATCCGCCGGTTCACCACGGCCGGTTCGCTCGTCTACGAAAACACGACGCTCCTCGCCGCCGACTCCGAGAACATCAACGCAGGCCAGTTCGGTCTCTCGTTCGACGGAACCCACCTCTACCTCACGGTCGGAGGCGGCTCCGCCGGGATGCGCGGCAACGTGTACCGGCTCAACCCCGCCGACGGGACCGTCTCGGCGACGATCCCCATTCCCGGCGGCTCCCTCGTCGACTCCAAGACCGGCTCGTTCCTGTACGACGGGAGCCTCTTCGTCGGCACCGAAGCCGGGATCCTCCGCATGTCGACCGCCGGCGCTCTCGTCTCCCCGTATTGCTACGGCTACCCCGACGTCAACCTTCCGAGCGAAACCGGTCTCTCCCCGTGGGCAACGTCGCCGACGCTCTACTACGGCGCATGGGTCGGCCGCGGCCCGTGGGGACTGACCCCGGCACGAGTCGGAGTCGACTCGTCGAGTACCGCGGTCTCGAACGTCACGACCGGCCAGACCGGCGGATCCGGTCCCGTCGTCAACCTGCAGAGCTACACGACGACGGAGTCGACCCTGGGTCTCCGAGGAGTGTTCGAGTACGCCGGCAAGCTCTGGCGCGTCGCTAACCAGTTCGCCGGAGCTCCGTTCAACGCGAGCTCCGGAGCGTGTCTCGTCGGGATCACCGGAGCGAACGCGCTCAGCCGGACAGTTCTCGAGTCCGCGGTCACCAAGACGAGCTCGCAGAACATGAAGATCACGTACGAGATCACGTTCCCGCAGCCCTCCGACCTCGTCCGGTGGCACGATCACCGCTCGCTCGACGTCACACCCTGACCGAGGTCCCGGCCTCTCCGCCGAGCTCCGGGTACCCTGGCCCGCATGGCGACACCGTTCGAGATCCCCGAGTGGGCGCGCCGGGCCCGACCGGCGAACGTCCGAGCGACCTCCTCCGACGCCCCCGAGGAGTACTCGCCGCTCCCCGGGATCCCGGCCGGCTCTCGCTACACCCACCGCGGGCACGCCGCGCAGTACCGGCGAGGCCGACGCAACGGGAGAACCGTCCGAGCGATCATCCTCCACACCACCGAGTCGGACTCGTGGTCCGGCGGGATGACCTACGACGCGTGGCGACCGGAGACCGTCTCCGCCCACTGCCACCTCGGCCCGCTCGGCGAGCTCGGCTACGGGGTCCCGGAGGCCGACACCGCGTGGACGACCGGCCGGTGGAACGACGAGGCCCTGAACGTCGAGATCACCGGCCGCGCAGCGTGGACCGTCGAGCAATGGCGCGCACGAGCTCCGCAGATCGCCGGCCTCGCCGACCTCCTCGAGGACTGGTGTCGCCGGCACTCGATCCCCGCGACGTGGCTCACCGCCGCGCAGTTCGCCGAAG